AATAAAAAGAACTTTCGTCCTACTAAGAGTGGGGCGGGAATGACAAAAGCTGGTGTTGCATCGTATAGAGCAAAGAACCCAAAATCAAAGTTAAAGACTGCGGTTACGGGAAAAGTTAAGAAAGGTAGCAAGGATGCGAAGAGACGAAAGTCCTATTGCGCTAGGTCTGCTGGACAAATGAAACAGTTTCCGAAAGCGGCTAAAGATCCTAACAGCCGGCTTCGCCAAGCTCGTAAGAGATGGAGATGTTAATGAGTGGCTCTGTTAAATTAATTTTTATTGCGGCTGGAGTTTCTATTGTCGTAGGCGTTATTGGCTCATGGTCTGCTTGGGTCACTCGTACTTTAGTTACTGTTGATAAGACCACGGCAGTCATGAGTATAAAACTAGACACTAACCATAATATGTTAGCCGTAATAATGAAAAATCTTTCTATAGAAAGGGTGAAATATGTCAACGTCAGGGACTAGAACCTTCGATCTTAGTATCGCAGAGATAATAGAAGAAGCGTATGAACGGTGCGGATTAGAAGTTAGGACTGGTTACGACGCACAAACAGCGAGAAGATCGCTTAACTTAATGTTTGCTGATTGGTCCAACAGAGGAGTTAACCTCTGGACAGTACGATCCGCTACTGAACCATTGGTACAAGGTACTTCGGCTTACACTTTAAACAAACACACTGTTGATATATTACAAATAGTTCTTAATCGAAACGGTACAGACTATGAGATGGATCAGATTAGTAGGGCTAACTACGCTAGTTTACCTAATAAAACTACCCAAGGAAGACCTAGCCAATACTATTTTGATCGAAGAATTTCTCCAATTATAAATGTTTGGGCTACTCCAGAGAACTCTACAGACACTTTAACTTATTACTACATACAACAAATGGAAGACGCGGATTATTTGTACAATAATGTAGAGGCTCCTCTGCGTTTTTATCCTTGTATGGTGGCGGGACTCGCATACTATATGGCTATGAAACGAGCTCCAGATAGATTGCAAATATTAAAAGCAGTTTACGAAGAAGAGTTTGCTAGAGCTTCCGACATGGACCAGGACTTCTTAGATCTTGCTCTGAGACCCAGTGGTAGTTATTTGAGGGCAAACTAATGGCATACGCAAGTGGTAAAAAAGCTTGGGGCATTTCCGATAGGTCTGGTTGGAGATACCGTTTAAATACTATGCGGGTGGAATGGACAGGTGCTAAAGTCGGGCCAGATGAGTGGGAAGCAAAACAGCCTCAACTAACACCTCCTCCTGTATCTCCAGACCCTCAAGCACTAAGGGATCCTAGACCGCAATCGAATCTGGCGGCAGAAAGAGTTATACAATATGGGTGGAATCCTGTAGGTATGGCAAGTAATGATGGGTTAACTCCTAACGATCTCCCTGGAACGGGAGAGATAGGAACTGTAACGGTGGTGACAACATGAGTTTTACATATGCAGAATTAAAGACAGCAATACAACAATATGCAGATAATACGGAGACGACCTTTGTTTCAAATCTTCCTACTTTCATTAAAGCAGTAGAAGAAAGACTTTTAAAAGCAGTAGACCTTACGGACTTTAGAAAGAATGTTACAGGTTCTGCTTTTGTTAACAATCAATATCTACCAGTACCCACTGATTATCTTGCTTCATTTAGTCTATCGGCTAAACTCGACGCTACAGTAGCGGGTACATCTATTACTCCTAAGAACTTTTTACTTCAAAAAGATGTAAACTTTATCCAGACGTACACACCCGCACCACAAGATACGACAGCTTCTTTACTACAAGTAGGAGCACCTTTATACTATGCGTATTTTGATAAAGATAACTTCATACTTGCACCTGTGCCTGATGACAAATACGAGATGGAGTTGCATTATTTCTACAGGCCGCAAAGCTTGACAGCGGTTGGGGATAATGGAACAACATGGTTAAGTGAGAATGCTCCAAACGCAATGTTGTTTGGAAGTTTAGTGGAGGCTAATTTATATATGAAGGGGGAATCAGATCTAATGCAGATGTATGAAGGAAGATATCAAGAGTCTTTGGCTAGGTTAAAAGACTACGCCGAGGCTAGAGAAAATTCAGACGCTTATCGAAGAGGGCTACCGGAAAGACGTAGGTCATGAAGATAGCTATTGTTGGATTGGGTGGGAGCTATTCCGATTATATAGCCGCTAGAATACGGTCAGAACATTTTGACGAAGTCTGGGGTATCAACTGCGTGGGTGGTATTATTCATGTTGATAAAACTATAATGATGGACCCCGTATCACGGTTCTTGGATTCAGATGATGCGGGATCACAGACAGGGATAGCGAGAGAGTTTTTAGAAAAGAACACTAAACCCATACTTACTTGTGAGATGGATAATCGAGTAGAGCATTTAGAACCTTATCCTCTTGAGGCTGTGATCAAAGAGTTGAACATCTGTTACTTTAACAACACAGTCCCTTATGCAATTGCGTATGCGATATACTACGGAGCGAAAGAACTTTGTTTATATGGCTTAGATTATACATATAAGAATGTAGGTATGGCAGAAGCAGGGAGAGCTTGCACAGAGTTCTGGTGTGCTATTGCTACCACTCGAGGCATAAAGATAGAGGTTGCACATAGTTCGGGGCTTTTGGATACAAATGTGCCAGAGAACGAAAAACTTTATGGGTATCACAGACTGGAAGATCCTTTGGTTCAGTCGCATGCGGGCGGTGGGTTGTTAATAACAAGACAGTCTAAGGTAGAGCCCCCAGAGCCGTTGGATCAAGATCCGATAATCTTTGGAAGACATGATCATAAACACATGAATGGGGGAGAAGCAAAAAATGTTTAGCGTAAATGGGGGAGTAGAGGCGGGATTAATTAAGATAGTCTCGTCGGACAACGGTGGATTAAGTAATGATCAGATTTCTGAAATGGCGGCGGATAGAATAGTTGCTGTATCAGAGACTGCACCTGAACCAATCAGGCAACAAGCGCAAGCTTTCTCTGAGAAAGTACGAAATGTCGTGCATTATCATATTGAGTTGGCTAGACGTGAAGAACGTGCTACTATATGTCATAAATTACGAGAGGCTGGTCACCCCGACCTAGCCGACACTATAAGGAGAATATAAAATGGCAATCACACAAGCAATGTGTACAACATTCAAAAAAGAACTTATGACGGCAACGCATAATTTTGCTACTAACGGCAACGCTTTTAATTTAGCACTATATGCTATTGGTGGCGGTGGCAAATCGAGTACCACTGCAACATTAGGAGCCGCCTCTACAGTGTATGTGACTACTGGAGAAGTAGCTTCTAGTGGAACGTATGTTACTGGCGGGTTAGCTTTAACTAAAGTTGCACCAACCTCTACTGGAACAACAGCGTTTACAGATTTTGGTGATCGAAGTTTCACAACTGCTACTATTACAGCAAGAGGTGCTTTGATATACAACGACACCAATGGTAACAAAGCTGTAGCTGTTCTTGATTTTGGAGCAAATAAAACTTCTACGTCGGGCACATTTACTATTCAGTTCCCAGCGGCAGATGCTTCCAACGCTATAATCCGTATCGCCTAAAGGAGTAAAATCCTTTGGCAAATATAGGTTGGGGTCAGAGTACTTGGGGCAATAATTATTGGGGCGGTCAACTTGATGTTGCCGTCGTCCCAACAGGTGTTGCCGCAACTGGAGCTGTAGGCACTGTAACAGCCTTTGCCTCGTTCATCATTTCGCCTACAGGTGTGGCGGGAACTACTGCGGTAGGTTCCGCTCTAGCTAAAATTCCTATCACAGCCGTCGTTACAGGTGTTTCCGCTACATTAGAGAAAACGGGTAGTTGGGGATCTGGAGGTTTTGGAGAAAATTTCTGGGGCAATCAAGTCATGGCGATACCTGGTCAGACAATTGCACCAACTAGCGTTGTTGCAACGACTACTCTAGGCAGCGTTTCTAGTGTAACGGGAACGGGGATCATTACTGTTACGGGTGTTGTAGGAACTTCCGCACTAGGTAATGCTCTTGCTGGTGCTGGAGCCATAGTCACTGAAACAGGGATGGTTGGTACGATAGGAATAGGGGACGAGTCCGTTGTAGGTACAGCACTTGTAACTCCAACAGGTGTAGCGGGTACAAGTGCGCTTGGAAACGAAACTGTTGTAGCTTCGACAGGCGCACCAACTACAGGGGTCGTAGGAACCTCGGCTCTTGGAACAGCAACAACGGAACAAACGGCACTAATATCTACAACAGGGGTTGTAGCAACTTCTGCATTAGGCACTATAGACATACAAGCATCTTGTGTGTTAACATTAACAGGAGTAAATGCAACAGGTGCAACTGGCGAAGAAAATATATGGGGTGATATAGTCCCATCTCAAACCCCAATTTGGACTGAAATCGCGGCATAAGGAACACTTAAAATGGCAAGCACATATG